CGATCGCGGCGTCGTATTCGCGCTTGGCCATCTCCTCGGCCTTGGTCTTGCTGGTCACGCGGGTGCTGCGCTGCACGCGCTCCTTGCCGACCTGGAAGCGGAAATGCCAGATCCTGCCCTTCTTGAAAACAGTTGCGCTCATCCTTCGAACCTCGAATGGTTGCGTCCTTTGCCGCCTGGCGCCGAGGGCGCGGGGCCGGACCAATCTGAGAAGCTGCAGGTGGGACCGTCGAACATCAGGGGGATGTCGCCGAGCGCACCGCTGCGGTGTTTGCGGACCAGCACCTCGGCATAGCCGCGCAGGTCCGGGTTTTCTGGGTCGTACATCTCAGGGCGGTGCACCAGCATCACGATGTCGGCGTCCTGCTCGATCTCGCCCGAGTCGCGCAGGTCGGACAGCACCGGCCGCCGGTCCGGCCGGTCCTCAACCTTGCGGTTCAGCTGGGCCAGCGCGATCACGGCGACGCCCAGCTCCTTGGCCAGCGCCTTCAGGCCGCGCGAGTAGGAGCCGATCTGCTCGTGCCGCTTCTCGCCGTCGCCGCCAGACATCAGGCCCAGGTAGTCGACGATGATCACGTGCAGTTCGTGCCGGCGCTTCCAGGCCTTGGCCTTCATGCGCAGCTCGAGCAGCGAGATCGCCGGCGTGTCGTCGATCGCGAACCGGAGGGCGTCGAGCTTGATGCAGCCGGTCGTGACGCCAGCCCAGGCGGCATCGTCGTTCTCCGGGATGCTGCCCATGACGGTGGCCAGCGACACGCGGCCGCGGTTGGCCAGCGCGCGGCCGGCGATCTCCTGGCTCTCCATCTCCATGCTGAAGTTCAGCACGCTGTGGTCGGCGGCGATGTTCAGGCCGACGTCGCTGGTCAGCGCGGTCTTGCCCATCGATGGGCGGCCGGCGACGATGATCAGCTGCCCGGGCCGCAGGCCTCCGTTGAGCAGGCGATCCATGCTCGGGATTCCGGTCGGGATCGCGTTCACCAGGCCCTCGGCGCGCTTGCTGACGCCGTCGATGAAGTCGACCAAGATGTCGCGGATCATCTTCGGCTCGTTGCGCACGCGGCGCTCGGCCAGCGTCGTCACCATCGTCTGCATGGCGTCCAGCACCTCATCCGCGCTTTTCCCCTTCGGATTCATCGCCAGGCCGTTGATCGAGTCGGCCACGTGCATCGTCGCGCGCAGGAGGGCGCGGTCGACCACGATCCCGGCGTAGTGGGCGATGCTGGCCGCGCTGGGCACGGTCTGCGCCAGCTGGTTGAGGTATTCGCCGATGCCGTCGACGACGGCGCCGCCGCGGCCCTCCAGCACGGCCCACACGGTCAGCACGTCCGCCGGCTCACCGCGCGAGATCATGCGCACGATCTCCGCGAAGATGATGCGGTGGTCCTCCCGGTAGAAATGCTTCGCCTCCAGGGCGCCGATCCGGTCGAAGCCATCGTTGAAGCGCAGGAGAGCGCCCAGGACGGATTGCTCTGCCTCGATCGAGTGGGGTGCGGCGCTGTCGGCGCCGTAGTGCTTCGTCATGCTTTCCTCGTGAATTTGCCGCCGATCGCATCGGCATAGCCCTGCCGCCCGACGAGGCGATCGAAACCGATCTTCGGCGGCAGGTCGTTGTCGTCGCGCAGCCAGGTGAAGTAGCGCCGCGCGAGGTCCGGCTTCGTCGAGAACGTCAGGAACTCGGCGATCAGGGCCGCGCGGGCCGGCACGAAGATCGATGCCGACACCTCGCCCAGCTGCTCGCCGAGCAGCTCGTTGAACACGGCGATCACGGCGCTGGCCTCCGCCGAGTACTCGACCTCGACCGCGTCCATCCAGCCCTTCGCGTTCAGCCAGGTGGCGGGATATGGGACGAACTTCGGATCGAGCCAAGTGCCGGAGGCTCGGCGCTTCTCCAGGCTGGCCAGCATCTGGCCAAGCAGATCCTCATCGGGACGGATCTTGGCGAACGCCTTCTCGGCAGTGCCGCGCGACTTCTTCAGCGGGTAGGCGGCGTAGAAGCGCTCGAAGCGGTCCTGCAGGTCGGCAGCGAGTCCCGTCATGGCCCGGCCTTTTTGGCCTGCTGGGGTCTCGGCGACTTGGTCGCGGTCCGCTTGCGGAGCGCAAGATGTTTTCTTTTGGTGGTTTTCTTTTGGAAGGGTTTCTTTTGTGTGTCCCAAATCGGGACTATCGACCTGTCCCAATTCGGGACTACCCCCTGTCCCGTTCTGGGACGTGTCCTGTTTCGGGACTAGTCCCGATTCGGGACTATCAAAATCGATAGGATCGGGTGCCGAAGCCAGGTTCTTCAGCTGCTCGGCACTGACCCATTTCCGGTGATCCTTCTGGACACCGATCACCATGCCGAACTTGCCGGCGCGCTTGTTGATTACGTTGCGGCCGGCCAGGGCGTTCAGCGTCGACGTGACGTGCTGACGCGCGACGCCGCACAGCGCGCCGATCTGGGATGCCGACATGTCGTCTTCCTTCTTAGCGTAGCCGTAGGTCTTCCGGATGATCGCGAAGATGACAGACTGCTCGCGATGCGAGAAGCCGCTGCCCAGGATCGCCTCAAGCAGCTCGTTGGCGATCATGGTGAAGCCGTTCTCGATTTGCGGGGTGGTCATGCGGCCGCCCGGCGTGCGGGCCCGAACAGCGCGGCAACAAGTGGGTCGCGGCCGTCGAGAGACGGCAGCACCTGGTCAGGGTCGGGGCCTGCATGCCAGTGGTAGCAGGTCGTCGGGGAATTGGGCAGCCGCACCCGGACGCGGTGCGCACGCTGCTCGAGCTCCAGCTGCTCCAGGCGTGGACAAACAGCGCGGGTCGACCAGCCGAGCGCGCGCGTGATATCGGTAACGCTCCGGGAACCGGCTTTCAGCAGTTCTTCAATGGCGCCGTCGAGCTCGTCGATCGACACCTTCCGGTCCTGGCGGCTCATCGCGTTAGACCTCGCCCGCTTCGTCGACGACTTTGCGGAGCTCTTGGCGCGCGCGATACTCGGCCGCGCGCTTGGCCGGGTCGGCCTTGTTGGCGATCGCGTCTTTGTCGATGGCCCGCCAGATGCGCGCCGCCGTGCCGATCTTGTCGTTTTCTGGGGTCTTGGGTTGTGCCTGTTCGTGCATGTGTCCCTCGGTCTAGCTGCCGCAGTACTGCAGGTGGGAATCGTGTGGCGCAGGCCGGGCCGGGAACGACATGGCCATGTTCTGGCCATGTTCTGGCAATTCCCTCTGCTGCTGGGCTCGCTTATGCTTCTGTTCAGCCGTCCAGCGCTTCAGAAAGGAACGAATGAGCGGGCTGGTCTTGACGTCCGCTGCGGCGCGTTCGGCCTCGTAGTCGACGAACTCGTCGGCGCTCAGCAGAGCTTTGATTTCGATGGTTTTAGCTGCCATGGTGGTTCTCCTTGTGGGTGGTTCTCGATGGGGTGCTTCGATATGTTTATTAATGCAATGGCTCAAGGGCAACTTCCCTTGTGCAACTTCCGGCGCAAAAAAAAACCGCAGCGCTTACTGCGGATGGGATTCGGTAGCGCTCGAACCGACCTGCGTCTGCTTGGTTGCTTCCGCCTCGACCTCGTCGGCGTACTTGTTCAGCTTGATAAGGGTCGAGCCAGCGGGATCGTGCTCACCCGCGAGGATGCGACTGATCGTGGGTTGCGTGACACCAGCACGCGTCGCGATAGCGGCTTGGGATCGTTTGTTCGCCACCAGGAACTGGCAGGCCTCTTGAGCTGTACGAAGAGTCATGGTCGGGAATGGTTAGTTGTTTCCAGCCATTCTATACGAAAGCGTATTACTGTCAATGCGGAATCGCATAAAGGATTGCGTCAATGTATGCGTTAACGCATAGTTTGGGGATGAGCAACTATGCAACCCTCGTCGGAAAGAACCTTGACTGGCTGATCTCCCAAAAGAAGATGAGCCCGTATGAGGTACAGCGTGCCACTGGCGTGCCGCAACCGACCATCCATCGCATAATCAGCGGAGAGAGCAACGACCCGCGCACGAAGACCCTGCAGCCGTTGGCCGAATTTTTCAAAGTCTCCGTGACCGATATGCGCACGCGCGACCTTGCCACTGGAAACGTGCTTGAAGGGCTGCGGCCTGCCAGCGTTGGCAAGGTCGAGGCCGCGGCATCAAATGACCCTCGGTTCACCCTTATTCCAAAGGTGCGCCTTCGCCTGACCGCCGGCATCAGCGGCTTTGAAGTCGAGCCTGAGCCGTTCGACGGCACGACGACTGCACTTTCCACAGAATGGATTGAGCGTCATGGCTATAGGGCCGACAAGCTGATCGCAGTAATGATCCGGGGCGAGAGCATGTATCCAGAGTTCAAAGAGGGTGACCTGGTTATCGTGAATACCGAAGACCAAAAACCGGTCGACGGCGCCGTGTACGCAATCAATTACGAAGGAGAGCCAGTGGTGAAGCGTCTGACACGCGACGCCGGCCAGTGGTGGCTGACATCCGATAACCCGGACCAGCGCAAGTATTACCGCCGTACGTGCGACGAATCTGTCGTGATTATCGGCCGTGTTGTGAAGAAGGAAAGCGAGCAGTTTTGATGTTGTATTCGATACAGAGGTTGTGCGAAGAGAGGTTGGCGGTGGTGTTGGTCGATCGGCGAGAACTTGCGGAGCCGCGAGCGACATCGCTCATCCGGCGACTGCAGGCCGGGCTGGCCCTGCCGGTGATGCTGGTAGCGCGCGACAACGAGGTGTGGACCGGAGCGCGTGCCCGAGCTGAGTTCGACCCGAAGCCTCACCTCTACGCGCTGCTGGGCGTGCGCGACATAGACTGGACGCCACTGCCACAGTCATGCTGCCAAAGTAGGGAGGCCTGACGATGTTCAACGCGATTATCCCGCTTGCCCAGCCGATCGTAGCCGTCCAGGTTGAGGCGGCGCAGCTGGAAGGCGAAGCCGGTGCCGAGCTGCTCGCAAAGCTCGAAGGCTACTTCATGAAGCCCATTGCGCTGGTGGCTTGGGACGAGAAGTCTCGATTCGTCAGCCGCGGCTACACATGCCCCGAATCTGCCCTCATCGACGACGACCTGCATTGGCGCAGGTTCGAGCTGCCGCCGGAACCTGATCTGCCGTTTTAGCTGACCACGTATCAAACCGAGGAAAGACCATATGAAAAGAATCATGCTCCTGATCGCGCTGGCTTTGACCGGCTGTGCAAGTAACTCCGGAGTCGTAGCACGCGGAGCCGATGAGTATTTCCTGTCGCGACAAGCAGCGACGGGCGCGCCCGGCCTTGGTTCACTGAAGGCAGATGCTTATACAGAGGCCAATCAGTTCTGTGGTACGAAGGGCTTGGTGGCCCAGGTATTTCAGGAGCAGGAATCGAAGCCTCCTTTCGTCCTGGGGAACTATCCTCGAGTTGAAATTCAGTTCAAGTGCATAACGAAGGAAAGTCGACCGCCGCTGTCGTCCTTCTATACAAAGTAACGATCTACCTTTCGCCAATGACCCGCTATCGAGCGGGTTTTTTTTCGTCGGCCGCAACGGGATTTGCTAGGCCCGATACCGATCCGTATTAAAACCGCAAAAATTTATACGTTTTCGCATTGACTTCGTTAATACGGAAACGTATAGTTCTCTTCAATGCAGCGAGCTCAGCATCCGCAGAGCCGCGAATTGGAGACTCCCGATGAAACCCTTCCTCATCACCGTACGCACCGCTACCACCTGTATTACGTTCAGCGCTCTTGCCGTTTCTAGCACGGCTGCCGCGGTACTGACGGCTGAGGTGCTTGGCGACCAGGCCTTCGGCATCACGGTTGTCGCCGGGGTGCGCTGATGGCCACCAGCAGCCAGATCGCACGCGTGATCACCCTGATCATCCAGGACGCGACGGCCCAGCATCCGCACAACGTCGAGCGCCGTGCCACGGCTTTCACGCAAATGCTCTGCGGGGCGATGGAGGGGCTCAACCACCCCGATGCAGCCGCGGCGCTCCGGACCATGCTCGGCGTTCGCGCGCCCGCCGACGGAGCCTGACATGGCGCGCGTCGAACCGGATCGCGCAGCGCTCGAGGTGGCCCGCCACATGCTGGGCTCGAAGGCCTCGCTCGACGACATGCTCAAGAACCCCACGCTCAAGGCGGCCCTGAAGGCTGCGGCCCGCCGGCACATGCGGCGCCGCGACCAATTCGACCCCAAGAAGCTCCAGGCCAACGACCACGACGATTAACCACCGCCCGCCCGGGCACCACAACCAAGAGGACCACTCTATGTTCACTACCCTGCATGAGCTCGCGAAGAAGGCGCCGCTTATGATCACGGTC